CAGGATATTGTCAACATTCCGCCCGCCGGATTGAAAGCTCTTTGATATCTCCTCAACCATCCCGATTGATTCTAGTTTGTTATAATATTTTGATACCTGAAAAACATTATTATTCCGCAATATTTCAAGAGCTCTCGTATGCTCAATATTCCAATCGTATTTTACAGCATCTGAATACATTTCAGTTGTTAGATTAAACATTTGCGGGCATAATTCTGTCAAGGCGGTTTTGTTAATCTCCGCCTTAAATAACTCGACCGCCTGATTTTCGGTCATATAAAGTTTTTTAGATTTGCGATAATAAAGATTGATTGCCCGCTTTAGCATTGACAAAACAGCATCATTAAACTCAATCGCTTTTTCATCAAGTTTGTGCATTATAATCCTGAAACGAATTGATTATAATCTTTAAATTCAGGCAAAAGCATTCTTTCCCTGAACTCTCTAAATAAAGCTTCACTATCAAGCCCTTTGTATTTAACCAAAGCTTCAATAAGTTTAACCTCAAAATCAATATTGGCAATTTCTGGCAATACTTTGCCGTAGTCAATTGCAATAGTGGCAATCGGGTTTAAGCCTTTTTGGTAGTTGATAATATTGCATAGCTGCAACAGTCCGGCGGTATATTCAGATCGCAAACTGGTAATCTTTGCGATAATGTCAGCAAATTTAATTAACATGGTTTGTTCGCTGATATTAGAGCCGTTGGATAACTCCGCAAGGTTGCATTCTGGGTATTGTTCAAACAACGCTTTTTTGAGTTCGTTTTTATCAGCTTGGGTTAGTTGCGCCACATTGCCCTGCATCTCAACATAGGACAATAATTTATCAGATTCAAAAAAAACAAATCCGTCCTGAGTCTCAATCTTAGAATTTGCCACAGTTCCGACCGCTGCGTCATGTTTTAGAATCGGGTTGCCGTGCATATCGAAAATATTGTTTAGATTGTGCTGATGCTTATTCATGTTGTCAATAATATCAATCATGCCGTCAATATCATAGTTGGTTTCAAAGATCGCGTAAGGTAGGTAAAGCCCCTGAACCTCTTTGCCAACTCCATTGACCGAATAATACCAAACGCCGGACTCCTGCCAGTAAATACGGCGGGTTTTCTCTTTTTTCAGATTACCCTTTGCATCTTGGGTGTAGGTTTCACCGGTGGAAGTTAGTTTAATGATTTTTCCTTGAGATTTCTCAATCTCGATGCTTTCCGGGTGTGGCTTTGATATTGAAATAGTACCATCAATATTTTTATCAATATACAAAACGGCTTTTTCGTAGATAATCATATCAATCATAAGATCGAACTTTAATGACTGAAAATTATTATCATCAAGAACTTTGTTGACACCATCCTGATTATTGATAACTAGATCTTTTTTCAGCGAAATACTGGTCAAGCTGTTAACCGCCGGGCGGACATAATTGAAAACCGGTTTGATTGCATATTTTATTCCGCACTGTCTGCGGTATTCGGCATCATAGATTTTACTTGACTTCTCAAAATAAAACCGTGCAGCCCTGTTAATTATTTCATTCATTGACTAACCCCATATTTTAACTTTTGTAGTTCCGGCGGTGTTTTTAGTATCCTTAACAGGCATACCAATAAGTTTTGTAATTGCATATCTAGCTGCATCAATTAAATGATTAAAATTATCAACTGGAATGTTTAAAGATTTTCCATTCTTATCTATCAGCCAGTGATAATTTCTAAATTCCATTATTGCGTTTAAACTTGATTCTGTTATCCAAATCTCATATTCTTGCATCACCCCAATTCCATAATTAACAGAATCGGCTCCTTTTTCACAAGGAAAAACATTTACATGATATTTGTCTTTTAATTCGGCAATGCTTTTTGGCTCTGCACTGTCGGCAATAACCGGAAAGGTTTTCCCGATAATTGAATTATCTATTATCTGGCTGATTTTTTCATTTGACAATCCGGTTTGATAACACAATTCATCAATGCAAATTATGTTTTTGTTCGGGTGTTTATAAATTGCTGGAATTGTAGTCGGGTCGTTAGTAAATCCAAAATCAAGCCCCGCACCTTTTAAAATGAAATAATCTGGAACTTTTGGCACCTGCTTAAACTGGAATATTAAACCCTCTAAAGAACCCTTTTCACCATCTAAATAAACCTTTTTATAATTCTCATCTCTTGCGGCCCTTGTAATAACATCTTTCTTAATTGCAGGACTAACAAAGCGGTTATCTAGTAGAGTAGATTTGATAAATGTTATATCGTCTTTATAGTCCGCATTTTCGATAAATTTATCAAAGATAAAAAAATCGTGAGTAGGGTTATAATCTGCATAAACTCTAATATTTGTTCGTTGAATAAGCTGAAAGAACACCTCATATTGGATATTTTGAATCTCATTAACAAAAAGATAATCCCTGCCTGCTCCATGAACCTTATCACTATCGCCCGCTGAAAAAAATTCTATTGTGAAATCACCAACCATATATTTATTATCAGTTTTGTTGTGGTGTTTTTCGTTATAGATTTTATTCAGTTTTAGGAAGTCGAGAAAGTCTTTTATAGCACCCTTTTTTAAGTGTGGCAATGACTCAGACACTACAGAAAAAGTATGAGGTTTATCACTATTGTTGTAGGCGGTAAAATAGATAAACTGCATCATTGCGTAAGTTTTGCCCGATCTTGTGCCGCCTTGATTAAAAGTATATCGCTTTTTACTTTCTGCGGTTTTCCAAAATACAGGATTGCACTTTTCGTCAAAATCAAAATCAGAGATCATTTAAAATCTGCTTCTGTTTTTCATCTTTGACAATATAGTTTATTTTATTTATTGCTTCGCCTTTGGTTGTCAGGTCTAATTTGTCTGGCTCATTAAAACCAAACATTTTAGCAAGCAGTTCGTTAGCTTTTAAAATATCAGATTCTTTAGTCGGATAAATTCCGTTTTCTGGGTCGATTTCCTTATGCTCCGGCTCTGCTATCTTTAATATATTTCTTGCTATGCGTTCACGAGTGATGTTTAATTGGTCTGCTATCGGCTTTTGAAGTACTTTTAAGCGTTCGCAAATGGTAGGTTTTGATAGGTTTTCTATTGCCATACCTTTTGCCGTCTTAGCAGAATAACCAGCCTTAATTGCAGCTTCAGTGCCGTTTAAGCAGTTAATATACTCTTGACAAAAACGCTCTTGTTTTGCCGTTAACTTATTTACCTTTTTATCATCCATAACTCAAAATATACTAAATTAAACTTGACAAAGCAAGAACTATTTATAAGACCAAATAAAGCCGGTATTTCTCCGGCTTGGGTTATGCTGCTACCTCAACACTTAACATTTCGCAAATATCCGTTGCTTTATCGGCTTTATAAACCGCTTCGGCCATCGTTTTATGGTCTCTCATCTAACACTCTGCTTAACCAACAGTTTAGTTTGAATATCAGTAATTTAATCAACTTCATTTATAGACATCCTCAAAATCTTTTGGTTCAGGTGCAAGTCTGCCATGTGTAGCGAGTAAAATCTTTGTCTCTGGAGTTAATATACGCCCATCAACATACTCAACTATTTTATTTGCCATAATTTACTCATACTCAAGAAAGCATTGTGAAATAACTTCAAACATTGGTTCGCTTGAAACTTTTCTGGTTTCCCTTAGGTTTAACTGCTCTTGTTGTTCTGCTGTTAGCAATATTGAAACACTTCTGTATGCACATGGCTCTTCAATATTTAGCGGTGACTCATCTCTGATAATTACTGTTAGTTTTGATTTCTTCTTCATGATTTACCCCTAACATTCTTTTATTAAATACTCTTGAATCTTGGTGATGACATTGTAAGAACCAATCATAAACGATTTTTGCTCGTCTTGAGTTGGCATTCTCTTATATCGTTTAGAATAAATTTTATTACACTCTGAATTTAAAGTGTCTATGATTTTATCCTCTTCGGCGTTGCAGTTTATTACTTTTTGAATAATTGTCATGGTTTTTTCTTAAAAACGAAAAAACTCTCAAAAATTCGAGTTGAAACAGGTAGTTGACACCTCACGAATTTTCAAGAGTATTGAAATATTATTTTCAACTTTTTTGCGGTTTCAATCACATAAGACAAGATACATAATTCATCACACTTTGTCAAGAAAAATCTTAACTGTTAATCTCCCTGATTTAAGATAAGCAGTATTTACTGCTTCAAGATTTTCCGGTGTGATTCTTAATACTAAATCTAACAATTTACGCTCTCCGGTTATATCGCTGCTAATAATATTACTGCTGACATTTTTGAAAATTAATAACTCTTTCACCCTCTCCCCCTTACTTCACTATTACACTTCAAACAATTTATCCGCCTTGACCCAATACCACCAATTCTGGCAACTTCGCTTTCATCATTGCGAAAAATCCCTTTACACCGCTGGCATTTTACGAATTGCTTTTTTGGTTTTTTAATTTCTTTGTAGTTTTGGTCTAATTTCTTCATGGTTGCCTTTCTAGATAGCTTAAAATATGACAAATTATTTGCACTGTCCACCCATTCCCGCACATTTTATAAATTTGACTATCTGAAACTTTCCACTTATACCAATCGGGTATTGTCTGCAAACGGCAGCACTCGGCAGGAGTTAACCGGCGGATAGATTGCCGTATCTCTATTGCATTTGTGCTTCCAGTATCAAGGCAATATGTTTTTCCGTCCTCTCTTTTTAGGTGTCCAGTTCCACCTTTTCCAGTTGTTGAACTTTTTGGCATCATGTTGTGACAAACTAATCCGGTTCCGTAAACATCTTCTCTTGCTCTTGCCATTAAAGTACTTGGTTTTTGTTCCGGTCGTACCCTAAAACCCTCATCGTTCCGATAATCGCAACCGTAAGCTATTAAATCCATATCGCTATGATTGCCACCAGAATGTGCGCCGGCGGTAAAACAACTTGCTTTATCTTGGTTGTTTTTAGGGTTTAGGTTTTTGTCTAGTTTTACATATGTTTCGCCGCCGTTATGAACACCTCTTTTATAATTAGCTGTTAAACATGATGTTTTTTCATTTCCGTTGTTATATTTAACATTTTCAGTTCTTTCAAACTTTGCTCTTTCTAAATATTTTATAGCACTTTCACTCAAATAATATTTACCATCCACTTCCTCAACTGGCTGTAAAATATCTTTAAGCAGAATTTTTCTATCTTTCGGCTGTTCAATAATACTCTCCAAATCACCAAAAAGTCCGCCCGGTTCAAGTCCAATATTTGTCCAGTAAATCCGTTTGCGGTTCTGTGCTGACACCAAAGCAGAGTTGATATGAACCCCATTAACCCCGATTGCCTTAGATAGAACCTTTTCCCATTTCTCGCCCATCTCTACATTTTCAAGCAGAAATTTAACATCAGGATTATATTTCTGTATATCGGTTAAAATACGCATATATTCCCAAAACAGATACGACTGCCCCTCGAACTCAAAGCCGTTAGATTTAAGCTCTAAATAGTGTTCTAGGGATAATATTTCCATTTCGCATTTGGTTGCCATGCCTTTGCGCTTTCCCGCAAAACTAAACGATTGACAAGGCGATCCACCGCCTAAAAACCCAATCGTCTTTAATTTAGATACATCAACATCACAAACAGAACCAAGCTGAATGTGATCAGGGAAATTTAAAGCCGTTTGTTGGTTTGCAAATTTATCTATTTCACTGGAATAGTAAGTGTTATATTTTATGTTCGATTCTTTGAGTGCTACTGCCAAACATCCCATTCCATCAAACAAACTTAGTACATTCAATTCTTTTAGCATTTCCGCCCTTAAATTTCTTCTTCAAATTATCCCGCCCTTAGTTTATGCGGTTTGTTGGTTGTAGTGGCTTAAAACGCATTTTTGACGGCTGTTTTAAAAATCCCTCAAAAATAGTGCGCTGGTATAATTCCGTTGTTTATCTTTCACAGTTTGATAAATTTTCTTTTCAATTCCAAGGTCGGAGAAAATCCAGTGAATTTCTGCGGGTGTTTCCCGGTCTTTTGATTGCAACCGGTTAATTGACTGCATGTAAGATACTGCCGAAAAATCAATATTTAGCATTATAATACAGTCGGCTGATTTCAAATTCACACCCTCTTTTATTGATGTAAACTGTCCCGCGTAAATTGTTTTATG